GTCCGTTGACTATTTATTAGGTCAAAAAGAACTAGACCCTGTTGCTTTTGCTTTCCAGTACCAGCAGCAACCGGTTATGACATCGGATCTGGTTTTATCACCAGATTTACTCGTTAAAGGTGACGTTGTTACTGAGTTCGATAGTCTGGCTGTCGGGATCGATCTCTCGGCCAGTAAAAACGAGACCTCGGACTACACGGCTTTTGTACTTGGCGGTCGGCTAAAGGATAAGTACTACATCATTGACGCGCATCAGGTGCGCTCCATAGGCAACTTAGAGAAGATCGATCTTCTCTGCAAAATGCTCGTGGAGTGGGGAATTCTGCAAGAGGATAATGACGGGAAATATTTTCCAACTTACTCGACTTGTTCTCTGGTTGTTGAGTCTGTCGCTTACCAAGCTTCACTCGCTGCGGACCTTAGACGAGTCATGCTTAATGAATGGGGCTTGGGTAACCTTCATATTCACGAGGTAAAAGGCTTCCGTGGCGATAAGATCGCAAGATTCAGGGGAACACTGGGCCTACTTGAAAATAAAAAGGTCGTTTTTAACCGGTATCGAAAGTTTGATGCGTTGTTTGATCAGTTGATTAATATCGGTGCAACGTCTCACGACGATTTACTTGACGCATACACGCATCTAGTGTGTTTCTTACAGCGTCGCGGAAACTTTGAGATGGAGTACTAATGCAAGAGTTTAAATTCCTTATCCTCATCACGGCTCACGATCCCCTTTCTAAATTCGACGAGCTTTTGAAAACCCTCCATGGTTACGAAGAGATTCCGGGGGAAAAAGATGTATTCATATACATAGACTCAAATCATGAGTGCGATAAAGAATTACTTGAAGAACTGCTTAAACCTAATGTTACTTTTAATTCTCTAAGTATTATAGTAGCCTCAGAGTGCTATGAAGGCTATGCTTTAACTTGGGCTCATAAAGGTTTATTACGTGAGGCTATCAGTAACAAGTATTATGATTTTTATGTATATACAGAGAATGATATGCTGTTTACTCGCGATAACTTTATCTACTGGTACCTATATAAAGACAAACTAAAGGCCTTAAATCTTGAGCCTGGGTTCTGTCGCTATGAGTCTTACAAGAGCAAAAAAGTTCCATTCGACAATCACAGGGTATGGGAGTTGAACGGATTAACTAAGAAAGTCTGGGGAGAGAGACCTTATAAAGTTGATTTGCATTTAACTCCTTTAGACAATTTTGTTGGTTTTGCGTCTTTAGGGAATCCTTATATGGGCATGATGATCTTGGATCAGGAGATGGCTGAAAAATACATAAATTCTCAAAGTTCAGATCCTATAAAAAGTTTTGATCTTACCCAGTTTCGTTGCTGGCCGTTGGCTGACAGAAGTTCTTTGGGGCTCGCGTTTGAAAATCTCAGGCCAAGTCAGGAGCATCGCCGAGTCGTGCCTTTAGTACAAGTTGATAAAAAATTACAGATCGCAACCTGTGGCCTAGTAGAACACTGTGACACTAAGTACAGTAAGGAACTAGAAGAGAAGCTAGGGTCGGTTTTAGATATTTCAGATATGTTCGGCTATGCTTCCTGCTAGTCAACGCAAGCTCAAGAGCTTGTCTAAGTTAGGTCTACAAGTACTGCAAAACATGAACGACACGGTTAATCACCCAAGTCACTATACGCAAGGTTCTATTGAGACTATTGAGTACATGGAATCTTGCCTTACTCCGGAAGAATTCTGCGGAGGTTGCAAGATGAATGTCTTGAAATATGTCTCTCGTGAGAAATTTAAGAACGGTACGGAGGATTTAAAGAAGGCTAGATGGTATCTCGATCGCTTAATTAGCTATTTGGAAAAGCACGCGACGCCGAGTTAAGATATACGAAACAGTCTCTTTATATGGATATTCGCGCTTTCGGTTCTGTGTATGGGCAGACCTCGATGCTGCCCTACGCAAGTGGCTTTGGTTGGGCTCCGGCTCAGGGTCGCAAGAATTTTGCTACCTGTCGCGCTATTTATATTGAATCGAAGTCGACGAGCAGTAAAGATTATTTGACTGTCGAACTTTCTGACGCTCCTGGGCAGCACTCGTCAGCGGTTAACTTAGAGGGAAACACTCTTATTCCTATTGCTTGTACTGCTCTTATTAGCGGTTCTGTCAACGGCGTTTTTGTACTCTACTAATGGATCCTTACGCACAAGCTGCTTTTGGTTTCGCTAAAGCGTACCAATTGAATATGCGAGCTGCTGATGAGCAGCGTCGCGCTAATCAGCCCTCAACTAATGCGTTTGCCGAAGGCGTGGATGATGAGGAGACTGATTATCGATATTCTCCTGCGCCTCAGGCACCTGCTGCACCTAATGAGCAGTACACCGGAGTTGCGCCTGATGACGGAACGATTCTTGATCAATCAAACGGAAACGCTCTTATGAGAGCGCGACAAAAAGTTTCGAAGTACCTGCAAGAGCGAGATTGAGTTAATATAGTGAGACCTAACAAGTCTCACTGTGCTCTTAGACTGTTTCACATACTTTAATGAGCGTGAACTTCTTGAGCTCCGTATTCGGACTCTAGAAGACTACGTCGATGGTTTTTTGATTACAGATGCAAATAGAACTCACGCCACGGGTGAGCTGAAGCCGTTCTCCTGCTTAGAAACCATCAGGGAATTAGGGCTGCCTGAGGAAAAAATTCAAGTAATGCACGTCGAGCTTCCTTCTATGGAGGAGGCAGCCGATCCGTGGATTCGCGAACGCGGTCAGCGAGACGCTCTCGGAGTGGGTTTGCACCTGATGGATGACGACGATATTTTCATTTGTTCCGACTGTGACGAGATTACAAACCCACAGAAGCTACCCGAAGTAATTGAAGCGGTTAAGGAGCATAAAGACAAGGTTGTCCGTCTGTCTATGTCTATGCACTACGGGCGAGCAGATCGACAACTCGTTTCACCTGACGGTGAGTTGTTTGATTGGCGTTGCGGCGTTGTGAGTACGGTGGGTCAGTTGAAAGACTACGGAACGCTGTCTTCGATGCGTTCGACGCAAAATAATTTCTACGTAGGGGAGCGAGACGCCGGTTGGCATTTTTCGTGGATGGGTGACTCGGATAGGCGGTTGACAAAACTGAAGTCGATCGCTGAGGCATATATCTGGGATCGGCCAGAAGTCCAGAAACTCTGCGAAGAGTTTGAACCAAACGAAGGCAATACAGACATGCTAGGACGGCAGGATCATTTAATTACCACGTACCCAATCGAGGATTTACCCAAGGAAGCGGTTAAACTGGAAAGAGTCAAAAAGTATCTTCTTCCCGATGGCTAAAGGTATGCCAGCTGAGCTTCTGAAGAAGTTTGCCGCTGATCGTGAAGCCAAAAAAGCTCCAAGTGGTGAGGAGGTCAGCGGCTCTACTGAAACCATGAAGCGTGCTAAAGCCAAAGCTAAGAAAGCTAAGGAAAGCATCTTCCGTAAATGATCCTCGGTTAGGGTCCCCTTACTTGTGCGTGTAGATGTCTAGCTCGACTGAAACTAGGAAAATATTCAACGGGATCTTAGAGGCATCGCGCACTCAGGATCGGAGCAACCAGGCGTCGACCATGGTTGTTTTGAGCCATTTGCAGCAAATGACCCTTCTGATGATCAAGAAGGGTCTGGCTTTTTATTGCGATCAAGATACCTACAAAAGCCGTACGCGGTTTTTAGAAGACGTTATTTCTTTAAACAAGTTAGATATTCGTTTTCCTGCGATTATTCGTAATTTTTTAATCGACGGCTGCGGGCTTTTCTATTTCAGGCCCGATCCCAAACTGAAGTATCAAATTTATTTCTTCAACAAAAACCAATATCGTGTTTATCACGACGTCAACGGTAACGTAGAAGAAGTAATTATTGTCTATAGCTATAAAGTTAAGAACGCTAACCTAGGATTACCCAGCAACAGCTATGGTCAGAACAAGCGCTACGTGCGTTTGACCATAACGGCCGATGAGATTAGTGAGGTTGAAACTGATACAGAGCTTAGTTTCGATTTAGAGCCTGGTGCTGTTCTAACACCCGCAAAGAAGCGGCCTAATACGCTTGGTTTTATTCCCGCTGTTGAGGTTTTAAACAAACCAAACGCAAGTGGTACTGAAGGAGAGGGCGAGTTTGATCCTTTCATGGAGCAGATCGTTCTACACGATCAACTGACTCGCAATATCGCTAAAAATATTGAGTTTTTTGGCAACCCCACGCTGATCAGCTCACGTCCACGTAGTGACCTGGTCGAAGCAAATGATTCACAGAGCACTTTCAGGCCGACAATCAGCAGCCAATCTGGTTTTGCTGGTGTCGATAGTCCTTCGACTCGTGTAAGCGAGCCGTTTGGAGCCGGTATGGGCTCGGGTCTTCGCGTTCCAAGAATTATTGCGAACGTTGAACCGTCCGACCGTGTGGGCTACATGACGCCCGACCCCGTTAACGGGGACATGAACCGGTACACCCTTCTTCTCCGTGAAGAGATTCGTACTGCTTTAGGCGGCGTCGACGAGATCTCAATTTCAGCCGGCGCTACCGCAACTGAAATTAAAGGCCTGATGGGTCGGGCGCAGGCCACGGCTCTTCGTAAGAATAAAAGTTTCCTTACTTATGGCTTTAATCGTCTCCTAGAGATGATGATCTATCACCAAGAGGTCATCTTCAGGGAGTCGTTCATAGCCGCAGCTGGATTAAAAGAACCAAAACCTCCCGCAGAAGAAACTGAAGAAAGTCTTCAGAAATACCAGATTGCTTTGTCCAAATATGAAGCGAAGGTTACTCAGGCTATTCAGTTAGCTTTACAGGAGAATAAAGTTCCTCCTGGTGTTATCGGTCTTCCTGAAGATGGTGATCGCACTGTTACTTATAGATACCAGGGCGACGTCTATGAAGACACTGCTTACGACATAAACCAAAAATCTATCGTTGTTCGCAACTTGCAGGAACTCGGTGTGGACAGCATCGAGGCTCTTAAATTCTTATTCCCTGAAAAAACTGACTCCGAGCGAGCTGAGATGTTGAAGGGTTTCCCCTTCCGCATGGTTCAACAAACACAATCAGCAATGCAACAATTTCTGGTATTATTAAGCCAGATGTTGCAGTCTCCGCATCCTCTTGCGCCTAATCAGCCTCTTGCGGCTGATCCTAGACTGAATATCACTCCGCTCCTTTACAGGACATTCGACCACCTCGCGGAAGAACTAACTTACTCGGGTAGCTATGAGCCAGCAGATCCAAGCTTCGACCCCGAGCCCGGTCTCCCCGGCGGCAGCCCCGGCGGTATCCTCGGACCAGGGCTCAACCGCCTACCCGCAGTGGGTGGCGCAAACCTCTACCCCGGCGGTAGCTTCGGTACCTACAGCCCAACCGCCGTCGCAGGTGGCACCGGCTTCGGTCCCTTCTACCAACAGCCAGTACAACCAGTTAACGTCTCAGTCCTCCCCCAGCAATCCCTGGGAGGCGGCGATGGGTACCCTGGAGCGGGTGCTGTCGCAGGTGAACTCTCAGTCCCCCAGCCTGGCTCAACAGTCGCCTTACCAGGTGGCTCAACAACCGGCTACTCAACTGAGCAGTCAGAATTTACAGGCCCAACCTTGGGCTTACCAGGAACAGCAGGTAGCGCAGACATTGCCTACCAGCGCCTCACAGATCCAAACTTCCTCGCCGACTTCTACGGCCCCGCAAACGAGCGTAAGTCCCGTAACCGCCGAGGTCGTTAATCACTTCGGCCTGGAAGCTCCTGGCATCCTGAACCAGTACGCTTGCGGCCTTGAGGACCTCCTCATGGATCAAGCTCAGAAGATGGATGTTCTTTCTGCTCGCCACGATGCGATGCAGACCATTCTGACTGATCCTGAGCACCTCGCTAACTACACCGACCGCTACTTCACTGAAGTGGTCCCCGTGGATATCGATGGCGACACCCAGGCTTATCAGCCTCAACAGCCTCAGGCTTACCAGCCCAACTACGACATGCCCGCTCCTCCTGCTAATGCAGGCGGTGTTAACACTGGCGTGCAGCCCCAGCAACAGTGGGAGCAGTTCAGCGATGTTATGAACCGCAGCCCTGAGAATGCCTGGCGTGTTCTGCAGCAAATGGGTCCTGAAGCTATGCGTAGCAAGCTTCTCTTTATGGATCCTGCTTGATAGTATTAAAGAGCCAAGGTCCGAAGCCCCCGTGATTGGGGGCTTTTTTCTTGCTAATCTTTATTTATTGAGGTATTTACCATGCGGGCATTAGGTGATCGGCAACGCAAGGCTCCTGTCGAGCCTGCTAAAAAAGAAGCCCCTAAAACAGAGGCTCCTGTCGCAGAGGAAAACAAGCAGACTGATGAGTTTGACCAGTCTGTGACTATTAGCTGACTTTGTCGTCAGTCTTACCGAATCGTTTCTCGACTTCCTTCTCGGCTATGCGCTCAGCCATAGCCAAAATCCGTATTCCTGAGTATCCGATAATAAAAGAAACTGCAACTGACTCGGCTTTTGTGAGCTTAAAACGCTCTTCTATTGCCGGGCTTACAAACGTAGCCAGCATAAAGCCGACGACAGAAGCCTTTATTAGGTAAGGGATTACCTTTTTAATCCCTCGTGGATGCGTAAAGCTCTCTGTAATAGAGCCTGAAAAACAAGCTATAGAAGCTTCTGGATCTTCAAAAAATACAGTAAGGGCTTTTTCAAAGTGAGGCTGCATTCGCCCTTACGTCGCTCTTAAATATTGTAGACGAAGTACAATTAAGTTATCTGGAGTGGCACTATGGTGTATACGCCGCAGACTAATTGGAAGTACGACAACAGTATTTATCACCCGATTCAGTCTGGCCCGCAACGAACTGGAGATGACTTAGATCTTCGCGATACCTATTTAACTATTTCTAGTGGCTATGTACCCCCTGTGGGGGTGCAGCAAACTTGGGTTGGAGTTATTGACGAAGGTGCTGATTTTGGGCGTGTGCCTGTTGGTCCTCCGAACATCAGTGGATACTTCAATACAGAATGGAGAGCCGTTCCTCCTGCTGTTTCTGGATACTGGACAAATTATGAAAATACTCAGCCCCACGCATCAGGTCTACTCGATAGCTATGTAGGTTTCCGCGCTCAGGGTCTTTACAGTACTTCTAACGCGACTGTTCAGACTGCGCTAGGTCCGCAGCCTGGTTTGCGTAATTTTGGTACGCATACTTGGTACGGTGAGCAGATACCA